CAGACGTGATAGTGATGTTGCACCACGATGTATTGTTGACCCGCATCTTGTTTGCTGATGCCTCCATGCGGTGCCGGGCCCGGCCTGTGGTCACCCCGTATGCGGTATCCGATAGCTCTTCATCGGTTGTGTTGGTGATCTCATCCATGGTGAATGCAATGCTGTTGAGCATGCCGATGCGGTGCATCTTGGAAGCGTAGGTGTCGTCCTTGGTCATCAATAACTCAGTGGGATTACCGAAGATCGAATTGACCACCAACTGCGCCGTGGTTTTGCCTGAGCCGGATGCGTTGGACTTGAGGTGTACCAGCGCTCCCTTGACTACTGTGCCGCCAATGAATTTAAGCAGGGGTGCGCCAAACCCAAAGAACAGAGCCAGTGCGTGGGGCTCCAGCCCGGGGCGATTGTAGAAGTCCGCAATCTTTTTCCACCCCTCCAGATTGCCGCGCGGCACGAACGCTGGGGCCAGTTGCCGGGTTCCGCTTGAAGGCGGGGCCAGCTTGTTGCCTGCGGCTGAGTACTCCACCTCCCCAACTACAAACCCCTGCATGTCTGGGGTCCAGCCCATTTGACTGCGGGTCTTGTTTGCTGAGAACTGCGCTTGCAGTTTGCGTATGCTTGTCGAGAAATAAGCCATGATTGGGTCCAGTTGTTTTCCATAAGCCATTACGCCATTCTTAATCACGGTATCCCGCATCTTGTCTTTGGAGAACAATTCGGCCACCGGGGCGTAGAACCGGCGGATACCATCGCGTTGCATGTGCAGGTCAATGCTGACCATTTCACCCAGGCCATCTCCAAACTCCTCAGAGTCAAAGAACCGCCCTGTTATATACAGGTCGCGGGAGTAAACTTCAATCTCAACTTCCTCGCCGGATTCAGTTTTGACACGCTTGAACACGCCACCTCTGGGCCCCCGGAAGAACGGATAGGGGTAGGGCGGTATCTCCACTGTGATGCGGGGGCCCTCGCCCTCGTCTGAATCTCCATACGAAGTTTCCACAATAAACGCCTGGGAGGCAGGGGGCGCGTTGGGTACTGCAACCGTCACTGCGGCGGTCTCGGCGGGCATCTCCACACGCTTGCCGACCAGTATGGGGCTGGATATCCGCTGAGTACATCCGGCACACCCCGCCAAATAGTTGATGCGGTACCAGTCGCAGGTGTATGGCCCCTTGGTCTCCGCCGCCTTGGCCTCTGTGGAGTGACCGCTGTACCCTGGGTGGCCTTTGGATAACTTGTGGATAGCCTGTTGACCGTCCTCACACCGCACAGCAATGGACAGCGCGGCCCGCCACAGCGGCTCTTCAAGCGTCGCCACCTCGGTGATGGCCTTGGTCATCTGGGCGCACCCATTGCCTGCCAAACTGCGCTGGACAATCCTCACAAAGTCACAGGTGGGGTAGTCCCCCACGGCCAGATTGCGGGTCGCCTCGTCCATGCCAAACTGCTTGGCGGCAGTCAGGTCAACTGGTGCGGGCGGCAGACACTTCTCAATATCTTCAACAGCAACTGGTAGGCCAGCATTCACGATGCGCACGGGGCGCGGCGTAGCTTCCTTGTAGTTGTTTGTCCCAGGCACTCGCAGGATGCGGGCAGCATCCGCAGTTACCGCTGGGTCGGCATGTAGGTTGTTTTCACGGCATAACGTTTTGAGGCGCTTGGCCATGCCCAGCCATTTGTCTGCGTCCAGGTCTTCAAGCAAGGGCCAGTACACATGGACACCACCACCAGAAAACACAATCGTGGGCTCGGGCATACCCGTAGTCCGCACAAAAATACCTAGTTCGCTGCAAGCCTGGGCCGGGTCGTTGTACGGCTTGCCAGTGCCGCAATCCAAATCGAGAAAAAAAGCACGTAGGTAGGCTGCGTTATCTGCCTTGCGCCCCAACGCGGGGTCGGCAAAGCTTGCGAGTGCGTAGTAGGCATCAACGCCCCGGGCATCCAGCCCAACCGCAACCGCATCAATATCCGCAACAGTGTCGTGAAACGACTGCTTTACCAGCTTGCTTTTAATCCCGACCGCACAGTAGGTGCCCTGAGTGGGCAACACGGAGTCGAGAAAATTGTTCACATGTCCTCACCGCTCAACTACGCCGAAGCGACTTGGCTCCGTAGCGTTTTGAAAGTTTCCTGATTGACTCAATGTGTCGGGCCCGTGGGGTCGCTTTACCTGTGAACCAGTTATACACAGTTGCGCGGGTGACACCAAGCCGCAAGGCGATGGACACGATCGGCATTTCCCGGTCGATACAAAGCCTTGCGAACTGGATGACAGGCAGAGATTGATCTGCCTCCTCCACTTTACGGACAAAGAGGGTGGTATACCCTCTTGTGACTTCAGTCATCCGTACCCCAGTCGGCGAGCACAGAGGCTACGTCTTTGGGGGGAGGTGGAGGTGCATCAGCGGCTTTCTTGCTGGCGCGTTTGACAGGCTCAGTCGTGGCGGCGGGAGCCTCAGTGGGGACAGCAGCTTCCTGGAACGTTTCGGGCAGGGCGAGTGGGGTACCCGTCTCTGCTCTTGACGGAACCATCTTGAACTCAATGGCCATCTTGGCGTCATCGGTCAGGCTTTGGGCCTTGGCAATTTCCCACTCGTCCTGAGACAACGGGCGCACTGCGCGGAACTTCAACACAGGCACAGACTCTGAGGTATCAAAGCGGGCCTCAGTTACCAAGCCAGTGATTGGGATGCCGTGTCCTGACAAGAACTTGCCGTAGGCTTGCAGGGGCATTTTATCGCCGTCTGCCTTACCAAAGTAAGACTTGGCGGGCACCGACAGGCGGTACACATTGCCACTGATATCGTTCTCCACAGTCACAGCCAAACGCTTGCTGAATCGGCATGCGCGAGACTTGCCCTCACCGGAACCCTCGATGTTTTGCTGGCAGGTAGCGCACGAAGAACTCTGCGGGCTGGGTACCTCAGAGTTGGGCACCACGCCTTCTGCTGACCAGCAAACTGGCTTAACGTCCTTGCCTGCCTCATACTTGTCTGCGTAGAAAGTACGGGTGATGCCCTTGCCACTGGCGACCACCACGAAGTTCATGGAGCGGTCTTCGTTCTTGGCCACTTCCTCGCCGCCCACAACCATACGCCACACACCTCCTTTGATGGAGATTTGTTTGCCGCCAGAACTACCAGCAATATCGCGGGTGGTTGCATCGGGGGCGTTACGCAGGTAGTCGGGGATGACGGAGCCAGATTTGAAGAGAGAGATGTTACTCATTTGATTTCCTTTGGTTGATTAACGTGCACGGCGTACTGTGACCGAATATTTTGAATCCACATTCATGCCGGTTGGCAGTTTGTCAGGGTTGGCTTGCAAGAATTCCTTGAAGTTACCCTGGTGAATGCGGCGCTCAAGCAACTCGGGCGCACTGTGCTCTTTGATAAGCCGATAAACGCTGTCCCAATCGGACGGCCAATACCGGGTTTTGACGGCTCGTCGAAATGAGCCGTACTGTGTGGACCCACCGTCTTGACCGGTGGTCTTGCATATTTCCAATAGTTCTGCCTCTATGAGTTCAAGTTGCGCTTCAAGGGCGGCAACTTCCTCTTCCATTTGTTTTTGTTTAATGTCTTTGGCATCGCGTATCTTTATGTACACCTTTACCAGTTGGTTTGCATCCATGCGATTTCCTTTGATTTGTGTTGACGGGTGTGGGGGGTTGATTTCACATAAAGCAGTGTGTGTTCAACTAAACAAGGAGTACAACACGATGGCGCTAACCCATCGTATCAACCCCCCACGAAACAAATTATACAGTGTCAAATTACGCTGTCAAGCGATTTCTTGTCTGTATAACTCTACAAGGTCCAAGTGCATGTCAATCTTGCTCTGGAGCATGATGTACATCCTGCGCTCAACCGGACTCCCTTGCAGGTGAGTGACGGTTACCTTGTTGGTTTGGCCCGCCCGGTGTGCCCGGGAGTTGGCCTGCATATAGATTTCTGTTGATGCTACAGGACCCCACCAGACAACTTGATCTGCGCGGGTTAGGGTTATCCCGTGAGCAGTCGCTTGGGGTATCAGTAGTAACACCCGGGGGTCATCTTCGGTCTGGAACCTTTTAATTATTTCCCCGCGCTTGGATGCGGGTATGTCGCCGTGTATGGACTCAGTTGTGATGGACCGCTTGGCAAGTTCTTCTTCCAAGATATTGAGCGAGTGCCGAAATGGTATGAAGACAATCACCTTGTTGGAGGTCTCGTCAATCACATCCAGCAGTGCGTTGAGCCTGTTGCTTACATCGAACGCAACCACATCTCTATTGTCCGTATACGCCGCGCCTTGGGATATCTGCAACAACTTGTTGAGTAGTGCTGCGGCATTGGGTGCTGTGATCTCTTCGCCTGCGGCAACCATCATCATCTGCTTGCGGATGGCGTCGTAGTACTTCTGCTGTTGCGCGGTGAGCGGCACCTCCCTAGTGGTGAACAGCATGTCAGGCAAGTCCAGGCATTCCTCTTTGGTAAAGCGTATAGCCGGTTGCAATACTTTGTGCACTGTGTCTCTGGCATCATGCTTAGGGGCCCACTTGTATTGGGTGATCTTGTTCATCACCTTGTCGCGGAATGACCCAAAGAACAGCGGCACTGAACTGGGGTTGACTAGCTTGGCCAGACCATACGCATCTACGGGCGACTGCGCCGCAGGGGTACCCGTCATAAGCCACAGCCGCGTGTTGGCCTTGACAAGGCTTGCAAGCATCTTCCAACGATCGGTCTGCACACTCTTGATGGCGTTGGCCTCGTCCACAATAATCAGATCGAAGCCGCCGTTCCTAAGGTCTTCTGAAACAACTTTCACGCCGTCAAAGTTGATGATTACAAATTCGTAATCTCCGGTCACGATTGCTTGTCGTTGCTTCTTGGTACCCTGGGCGATCGCCACTGTGCGGTGCATCACCGTGCGGAACAAGTCGGCCCGCCATGCAGTCTCCATGATCGACACCGGGCACACCACCAGCACTCGGTTGACTCGGCCCTGGCTTATCAGATAGTCCGCCGCCCACGCCGCCGCACTGGTCTTGCCTGTGCCTGCCTCGTTGAACACAAAGCACCTTGGATGCAGGGTAAGAAAGTCAGCGGTCGTTCGTTGATGTTCGAACGGCACATACACCCCAGGCCACTTGTACCGCCCGAGGATGGGGCTGGGTGCGTCCTTGATGCCCAGGTTGCGTAGCAGTTGTACCTCGTCGAAATCCCAGTTGACAAGTATCTGGGATTCCCCATCTTGCTCGGACATGACCTTGCTCTTGGGGATGAGTGCCGTTATCTGTTCGGCGTTGCGCGTGTTAAACAGGAGCGCTCTGTCTTGGATGATTTGCATAGTGTTGATTTGTGGTGACAAAAAGAGCCGGGTAGAGTGAACTACCCGGCAAAACTAGAGGAGAACGTGCTTGACAACTGCTCATCAAGCAACAAAATAATAGCTTACTTTTTCCTTTCGCGTTTGGAGGTTTCGGACTTTAATCCGTTTGTTTTCGTCCTGGCAAAACTTCGGTTGGTTTCCTTGGGGGTAGCCTTTAGGTTACTCAGTGAAACTGGGTCACCGCCCTTGGACAAGGCGCGTTTGTGGTCCACATCTACAGTGCCCGGCAGGTCGCCGTTTGCCTTCTCAAAGACCCGGCGGGCCTTGTTTCGATTGCTTCGATTTTTGATCTGTTCGGGAGTACCTTGGTACTTTTTGTACTCCGCCGCGTAGTCTCTAGCCATATGGCCTCCTAGTTATAAGCACAAGTTTTAACAGGGCAGAACTTGCATAAGCCACTGGTGCTGGGATTCCACACCCCATTCTCCAGTGCTTGCTCAATACGTCCGGCCCGGCCTGCCCACTTCGACCAGATTTCGGACAGCGCATCGCGCTTGAACTCAGACTTGATTACATCGTTTGCCACGACAAAAAGCAAGGCCCCCTTGACGGTGTTGACCTCGGGGTGGTGCGCCATAATCATGGCGGACATGAGTTCAAGCTGGCCTGAGTCGGCATACCTGCTTGACTTCCCGGTCTTGTAGTCGGCCACCCTGGCAACGCCTCGCTCTCGGTTGATGGCAAGGTAGTCGGGGATGCCCCGGAACCATACATCTTTGTCAAAAAAGCCACACGGGCTAAAGTCAACTCGGATACCCAGTTTTTCTTCGCATCGAATGTCCCCTCCGAGGTTAGCAAGGGGCTCGATAAAGTGTTTGAACTGTTCAAACTGTGGGGGTAGTGGGGTCTTGTCTTTGATGTAGTCTTCAAATGCTTTGTGCACCGCTGTGCCATATAACGTGGCATCGGTGTTCTCCTGTTTAAATTTTTTGAGTATGCGGACTTCATGGTATTTGCGTGCGCAGTTTTCAAAGTCTTTGATTGCTGAATAGGAATGTGCAAGTGCCATGGGGGTGAACCAGAGTTGATTGAGGACCCCAGTTTATCAGTTAACAATCGCCATAGCTTGCTCCCATGCCGGACTCGCACGCCAACGGTAAACCCTGCGCCCAGGTCGGACGCCAGGACATGCACTCCTCGACAAACCTCCGGGCTTCCTTGGCCTCGTCAACCGGTGCAATACAGGCGATCGCGTCATGCACCGTCAACACCACCTTGTACCGACTGCTGATCTTCAACATCTGTTCACCCACAATGCACCGGGCCACAGCTTGGCAAAAGTTCTCCACAATCAGCCCGCCGTACACCTTGGTCGTCAGGCCCTTGGATTGGTACGTCCACTGCGGCTTGCTCTCAACCCATGTCCGCTCCAGCCCAGGGTACTGGATGTACAACCCGCTAGGTAGGGTAATCCCTTGGGGCGTGGCATGGACAAGGCCGTGCACGTCAATCTGGGTTGTGTGCCCGCTGGCAAGCGCCATCAACGCATTGTCTGCCCGCCGCCACAACTCGGGTATCCGGTAGTACGTGTTCCGGTACGTGTTGATGATGCGTTGGGCCTCGTCCACGGACACATCCACCCCTGCCACAGTCTTGAGAAACATCTTTAGCTTAGCGTGACCTACCCCATACCCGGCACCCAGGATGACGGTCTTGCCCACCTGCCGCTGACTCTTTGCCCCGGTGGTGACTTGATCTACGGGGATGCCATAAAGCTTCGCCGCCATGATGGAGTACACATCTTCCTTGTTGTCAAACGCCGTCACCAAGTCATCTTGCCCAGCCAGCCACGCCAGCGTCCGCGCTTCAATCTGCGAGGAGTCGCAGTCAATCACAACGTACCCCTTGGGAGCCAGGATGGCGCGTTTGATCTCGTTGGCATCCACGCCCCGGCTTGGTAGGTTCTGGAGGTTGATTTTGTCTTGGCCGGACCAGCGCCCTGAGTGCGCCCCGTAGTACCGCAGGGGTACCGGGAACGCCCCACGACTTGCCATGGATATGAACCGCTCGGTGCGGGTCTCCTCCAGGGTGGTCTTGTTGCCCACTCGCGCCGCCACCAGTGCCTGTACCCGCAGGTCCGGGTGCTCCTCCAGGGCTTTCATGGCCTCGTCCGTCTTGGCAAACGCATAGGCCATCCGGCCCGTGGTCGGGCTTAGCTTGAGCGGAGGCTCCACGTCAAACAAACGCAGGGCTTCGGCAAACTTCTCGTTGGACATGAGCAACTTCTTGATGCCTGCGGTGCCCTCGGAGAAAATCATATGCACAAAGTCAGGCTGCATGTCGGCCAGCATCTGGTCGCGTACTTTGTCCAGCAGGTCTTGCTTGCGCTCCTTCACATCCTCCAGGTGCTTGACCAACCGCGCCTTGTCCAACTCCAGCACAGGCTCAATGAACATGCGCAGGGTCAGGTCGATTAGCTTGATCTCCAGCTTGGGGAACTTCGGCGCGTAGATGTTGAACAACTGGTATGCAAGATTGGTGTCATGGGCGCAGTACACCCCGTAACTCACCAACTCCTCAGGGGAGAAGTCCGCGTACCGCTTACCCTTGGCGCGTAGCACCTCGTCCCCCTTGGCCTCAAGGCCAGCGCGTTCGGCTTGCGCCGCCAGGGAGTGTGACTTCTCGTGCGGGAACAGTGCCCTCGACATGCTCAGGGTGTCCAGCCACATCTT